TCTGTAGTGCCTGTCGTTCCGCTGTTAATCACATTAGACGACACCCCGGTGATAATATAGTTGTTTATATAAGACGGAACCACAAAGTAGTACTGCCCATCTCCAGTGGCCGTATTGATAGACCAGTCTGTTACGGGAAGCTGGACAGTCACTGTCTGAGGAAAAGTTGAGATCGTCTGAGCGCCGGATACCGCAGTAGAGATTGATACGCCCGTTCCCGCCGCAATAGGATAGCTAGAAAGTTGCGCCCTTCTGTCGGTTATTCCAGAAACATCCCACGCACTGCTCGTATAGGTAGCGGTCGCGACCGGAAGAGAGTCGCTAGGGAAGGCCGAAACACCAGTAGCCGTAGTGCAACCGGAGCAGGTGACGGTCGCCGCCCCATTGTGACCAACGGTCAATACGCCAGCAGAACTGACATAAACGTACGCCGTAGAAGAAGCGACCGAGCCGGAAAGGGTCGCAGTGGCGGCGCTGTATGCCGTAGTCACGCTACCAATTCTGGCCGATCCAGCGGCGATATTCAGGACAGTGGAAGAGGTTCTCGTCACCTGGAGGTCCGTCATCGAGGCGCAGCTAGCGGTAGCCATCTGCCCAGTAGAGGACAGAGTCACGCACTCGGTCGAGGCCGGGAGGGAGAGGAAGGGGGTGACGAGGATATTGCCACTCATAGAGGTGGGAGCCTTGAAGCTGAAGTAGTTGGTCCCGTTGGACCGATTCTCAAGGAACCGGACCTCGCCCGTCGAGGTATCCGCCGTATTGGGGATAGCCTGAAAGATATTGCTGCTCTGTTGCGAGAACAGCGAGGCCCCCAAGGCGATGAGGGCAGAGACAACAGTACGGATAGACCGCATGAAAATACCTTCCTGGTAGGTTTAGTTCGTGACCCCGATCAAGGGGACAGCCATCAGTTCCACGACAGAAGATGATCTACAGATAAACGTGTAGACATTGTACTGACCGTTGACGCCAGACGGAGGGAAAGAAGAAGCGCCAGTGTAGGCCGCGTTCCATGTGACATCAGATCCATCCAGCGTGTGCTTTAGCTTCAGGCTGAATATCTGACCCGTCTGGAGCGTGCCACTGCCTTGATACGTTGGCGCGGCGATTGTCGTCATCGCCCTGTCCAGAGTGATCTCCGAGTACCCATTAGCTGAATCCGGGGTGACAGTATTCGCCCCGGCTATCAGCGTGTAGTCTACAGAGATCCCACCAGTTCCACCACCGCCACCACCAGACCCGGTGTAGTCTCCTTGGATAGTGATGTTCCCCATGGGCTACTCCATATTTCCAGACTGGCAGACGAAGAACGTACTCGCATTAGCGCCGATTGTCTGGTTCAATCGCACAGCCGTTACCGGAGAGACAAGCATGACGACCGTATTCCCAGTCTGACCAGTGCCATCCGGGTGGTCGATCCATGTGCCGGATCCAGCGACATACGAAGACGCATAAACGTCATCAAGAGTGAATTGGATCGTGTAGGTGCATCCAGCGCCACCATACACACCAAGCGTTACGTTGAACGGAGAATCAGTCAACGTACTCAAAGGAACTGGGGCGCTTGCAGCAACCCCAGTCACGGTAATGCGAACGGGCTTACCCATAGCGCCCCTCCTCTTAGAACGTGGTGCTACCCATGCTGTAGATCGTCACGGCTTCCGACGCAGAGGTGACGTTGGTGAAGTTGATCAAGAACTCCTTCTGGGCGTTCTGAGCAATCGTCATCGTGCCACTGAGCGTGAGGCCAGTGTTGGTCGTCATCGTGATCGTCTCGGCAGCATCCGCCGTATTGCGGATCACCACGCGGAACGTAGTGCCGACGACAGCGCCAGGAACAGCAGCAAGGAGATTCGCGGCGGTCGGGAAGAGATCAGCGCGGCCAGCACCGTTCGGATCACGCAGAACAAAACCGTTCTTCAACTGGGCGGCAGTGTAGGTAACGGCACCAGCAGTGGAGACCGTAGTCGGGTTCATCTCAAAGAACGTCACGCTGGACGTATTGAGAACAACACCCGTACCCTGGGCCGAGAGGGTCAGCGAGGCATTCGCCGAAGCATCGGGGTTGTACCCCTGAAAACCATTCTGGCTCCGTACGGGGCCAGTAAACGAAGTGTTAGCCATCTTATTTCTCCTTCAAGGAAGATTATCTCATCAGTCTCTTGAACGTCTGCATAGCCAGTCTGAAGAGATTTTTGCTATGAGAAAGGGGGAGATTTCTCTCCCCCCTTAGAGTTGCACCGCTTCTGTTTAGGAAGCGCCGGGGCTACCGAAGATCCCAAGCGGATCCGACCAGCCCATGCTGTAGCGTTCGCGACCCTTGTACCGCATGTTGCCCGTCTCGAAGTCGCCTTCCGCCGAGGTCTTCAGCGTAACGCGCTCGAACATCTTCAGGCCGTTCGGCACATCCGTCTTCAGGAACCACGCATTCGTGTCCGTCAGATAGTGGTTGACCGTATAGCCTTCCGGCACCGACGACAGGTTGTAGATCGCGTTGATGTCGTTGTCAGCGGTGTTGGTCCGCAGAACCGACTTCAACAGGCGCTCCGCAACGAACATCAGGGCCGGGGGAACGATGAGCTTCCGGGGCTTCGCAGCGATCAGCAGGCCGCGCTCGTCCGTCCACCCAGCGATCTGGATGATCGCAGCTTCCAGCGAGGTCTCGTTGAGATCCGCGCCAGTCGTGGGACGGTTGGAGTTCGACCCACCCGTGATGAGCGGGTGATCCGTGGCGCACAGACGCTTGCCGTCACCACCGAGGTAGCTGGCGCTGAACGCATTGTTCAGAACATTCGCGCCCTTCACCTGCTTCGTGTTGGCAAACGCACGGGCCAGAGCCTTCGTGTACCGCTGAGCAACCGAGACGTACAGGTTGTCTTCCATCGCCTCTTCGGTAACCGCAAACCCGAGAGCAATCGTCTCGTGCGTGTACCGCGAGGTGTAGGCTTCCTGCGCGTTGTCGTAGGCAATGACGCCACCTTCCGACTTGACCGGAGCCGTACCGAAGCCCGAGAGCTTCACTTCTTCTTCAAAGGCGCGTTCCGAGCTAGAGATCTCGAAGATCTCCTTATGCTCTTCGCCATACCGAGCGTACTCCAGACCGAACAAGGCGTTCAGGCCAGGGACAAGCTCTTTCAACATCTGTGAACGAGTAATCGCCATGATTGATTCTCCTTTCCTTGTTCAGTTCTTACGCGCCCGTAGCGTTCTGGTAGGCGTGGACGCCCTGATTCCAGACAACGAGACAGTCGGTGTAGGCATCACCCGGCGTCGAGTAGACCGACTCCACGAAGCCGATGATCTTCACAGCCAGCGTGTTGGTCGAGGCAGTCGCGGTATGATCAAGAGCGCAGGTCGAGTTGCCACTCGTGGCCGAGCCAGCCGTGACACTCGTAAGCGGCGCATTGAGGCCGAGAGCGGTCGTGGCAATCGAACCAGTCGCCTGGACCTTGAAGACAACACTGGGGTCGTCAACAACGTAGACGTAGATGTTCGTGTAGCCAGCCGAGGTCGTGGCATTCGCGACGAGGTACTGCGACCAAGTCGGACGGCCAGTCGCATCAACGTACTCACAGCCGACGAAGATGCCGACAGGAGTGTTGCCATTGCGGGTGGTGGTAGGCGTAGCAGCGATGACGCTGATCACGCCAGAGTTCAGAGATACGGCAGATCCGAAGTAGATCGCGTTGGTGTTGTTAGCACCAATGCGGAACTTCCGAGCGGCAGCGCGGAGAGCGCCACCAGCAAGTTCGTACGGGATCAGGCCATAGGGAGTAGCAGTAGCAGCCATGTTCTTCCTCTAATTTCCTGTTCCGAAGGTGACCTTCGAGCTACTGTCGCGAAACAGCGGCATACGAGGATCATTTTCCTTCATGAGATTATTGTTGACCGCATCGGACTGACGGCGAGTGATGTCTTCGTAATAACGATTCCTTTGCTCGGCCATCGTACGAGAGGTTTTACAGAGAATGAGGCCACCGATCTCGATCATGCCAGACTTCGATTCATTCATGATGATCTCAGCCATGATCTCCGGGTGATCCTCCGCTCTCGCAACAGTCCATCCTTCACGAAGACGCATGGACACGTTGGAGGGGTCAGCTTCACCACGGATTGATTTGCGAACCCACCGGAATACCCAGTCAGCACTGGGGGTGGGGTCGGGCAGGAGCGAGGGGGGCTTCCAGTTTTCTACGCGGGATTCAGCTTCCCGAGTTTCCATCTCACGATTCGGCTT